TATGGGTTAAAGGGTTAAAAAGAACTTTATTGATGTATTTCATGTCTTAGTTTATTGGCTTTATCTGATACCTAAAAATAAAACAACGTTGTTTTGTACTCTAATGAATCAACGTTGATTTTGGGCAAAAAAAAGGGCGATTTCTCGCCCTCTTTTATTATCCTCCTATTGTTTAGAATCTGTAAGCGTAAGGCTTGCTATCCTTAAAAGGTATCTCAGTAGATGTTTCACCATCTTCATCCCATACCTGATACATAACCTCAACTGTAGCCAGTTCATTTATCTTTTTTAAGAATGTCCAAACTTCAATGCGATTATTCAGAGAAACGTACTGAACTTTATCGCTCATTTCTTCATTACTGTATTGAATAGATAGTGAAGAGCTTATGCAGTTTGGTGTTGTTTTGATAACGAGCTTGTCATTAGGAAAAACAAGATCGATTAATCTAAAAGGCTTACCATCAGCAGTAAGACGATCTAAGCGCTCAGTAAAAGATTCAGCGTTCCACTTTTTTTCGTTGTCTGCGTTTATCTTAGCAAGCAATACTCTGCCAGCCTCGTCCTTATTACCCTCTAAATACAGACTCCGCGCCTCAGGGCAAGTTCCAAAAAGCATATCAGCAGTTTTAACTTCCTCAGATGATGGTTTGTAAGTTGATTTTCTCATGTTTAACTCCTTATTTTGTTTAATTAATGTCATAACCTATAACAAATGTAACAACTATAACAATACCATGCAAGAAAAATATAAATAAAAAAAAAGGGGGCTTTCGCCCCCCTCATTAGACTGTTTAAACGGCCTCCCTATGCTGATGCTTTTATAATTTTATCAATCTCTGCGCTAATCGGATCATCAGTCATCTTTGCGCCACAAATACCACATAGCGGTGCGCCTTTTTCATACATGGTTCTGCTCATGCGTACAAAGTAAGGATCATGTGGATGATTAACACATTCAATCTTTAAATTCCGCGTGCCTTGCTTTTTTTCATTAGTATAATCGAGTTTCTTGTGTGGATACTTGCCAATAACCTTAACAATGTCGTTTATCTTAGCGATTAATGCCTCAGATTCGGTCGTAGCGGTCATTTTACCAGTTAAGCCTACTGCTAGTGCCATTTTCCTAAAAGGAGCTTTATGCCCATGCTTACAGTCGTCTATCGCGTGGATCAATTCGTGGACTAAAACACCTGCAACCTTTACTGTGTCCTCCAAAATAGGATTAATAAAGATTTCATTGTATTTACCAGTTGAAACCTTAGATGCGTAACAGACTCCGATAGTCCTGTTACGATTTCTTGCTCCGCCAGTAGCAGGAAAACCGACACTAACCTTAATGTTAGTTAAGTCAAGAGCAATCCCCGCAGGTTTGAAAACCTTTAGTTTTAACTGCTTGACCATTTCCCACAACCATGTTTCTCTATTCATTTTCTTTTTCATTTTATTTCCCTCTCTTATAATTAACAATAGTTACAAAATGATTTGGAAATACAAAGCCATCTATAACTTTATTTACAGATGTTTTTACAATTTCCAAATTCTCACATGAATCAACTAGCTTTGCAATTCTCTTTTCAAATTTTTTACCATCTACTTCTTTATATTGATCAAGAACTTGATACTCAATAGTGATATCGCCATCAGCATATTGATGTAAAAGATTAATTGCATTGTTAATACTAAGACCACAACCGAAATAAGCACCAAACTCTTCGCCATCTATAAGTTGGATACCACCGATGTCCATGCCTCTGTTTAATGTAATGTTTGTGATCAACTTCATGTTCTGCATTTGTTTATTGTTGTTTATTTTATTCATAACCTATAACAAACCTAACATGTGTTATATGTATAAGTCAAGTGCTAAAATAAAAAAAATAAAATAAAAAAGCCCCGAGGTCAATCGAGGCTTTTTCTGAGGGGATCGCGGTTATGACACGCGAGAAAATTTTTTTATTTTCCCTCCTGTGCATCAAAATGATCTAATAAATCAGCAACTATAAAATGAGCATAATTTTGCCCAAAATAATTGCGTTTTTTTATTCTTTTAATAATAGCTCTGCGACCTTTTTCTTTATCCATTAAATAAAGATCGTGAAACAGATCATAATTAGCATTAATTAAATCATATACAGCCTCCGCTTGTGGCTTAATATCTTTCATTACATTTACTATTGCATTTTCAAACATATTATTTACCCTCCGATAATTTTTTTACATTTTTTACTCGACCTTTTTCTATAGTTACAATTTTATATTCAATTTTTACCTTGCCATCAGGTCTATGAAAATGTTTGTAACGAGTTTTTTTGATTATATTATTCTCCTCAAATATTGCGCCAATGCCAAAGGTGTGTCCATTAAGAACTGGAACAACAAAGCCATTATTTATTTTACCCTGTAATTCACCGCATCTTTTCCTTGCTGTTTCTACTGCCTTATCTGTTAATTTTGTTGATGTAAACATATTATTTGCCCTCCTGTTTGTAATCTTTTTTAAAAGCACCATAAACATCAATATAATTATTTTTTATAAGAAAAGTGTCAAAATTAGTCTTATAATTATCAACTCTGTCGTGATCAATTTGAAAATGATTTTGCAACGAAATGTAAACCATCTTGCGAATCTTTGAATAATCACCATTATATTGATTATGCCAAAAAACTAAATACTCATACATTAACTGTTGTATTTGATATTTCATATTATTTTCCCTCTTCTGCTAATTTAATAGCGTTTTTAAAAGTGTTTCTTTGTCCTAAATATCTATTATCAAAAGAAACTCTATAAGTCGTTTTATAGCTATTGCCTTTTCTTGATGTATAACCATAAAAACGAGAAATTTGCGCTCTTTTACCATCAATCGTTTTTATATACAGACCAGTCGGTGTTTTCGTCCAGTCAGTTCCCTTAATTGTCCGATATTTGTTCATATTTTTATTATTTTGTATCATAACTATAACAAATGTAATAGTTGTGATATGTGCATGTCAAGTAATATTTTGTAATACATTAAAAATTTTTTTAAGGTAAATTAATAATGTAAAAATGGATGACCTTAGAACGTATAAACAAAAATGGTTTGAGTTTTTAGACTACAAACCACATAAAGGACAGCAAAAAATTCACGATTTAGCATCGGAAACTCGTTTTGTAGTTGCATCATGTGGCAGACGTTGGGGCAAATCTATGAGCGCTGCTAGGGAGGCTGAAACGTTAGTTACTCAAGCTGATAAACATGTGTGGATTGTCGCACCGACCTACTCTACCTCGGAACGTATCTTCAGAATGGTATATGACGATCTAATCATAAAACACAACCTCCCTACGCGCAGAAAATCACTTAACGAGCAATATATTGAGTTTGAATGGGGATCAACAATCGAAGGCAAGTCGGCAGAGCATCCTGAAAGTTGTATTGGCGCGGGAAATGACCTTGTAATTATTGATGAGGCGAGCAAGATGAATCTCAAGAAAATATTTGAGATGTATTTGCGCCCTACATTGTCAGATCGTAAAGGTAGATGCATTATGATATCGACACCTGAGGGATACGATGGTTTCTATGAATATTTTATACACGCACAGAGGGCGGAAATGTGGGCTGCTTTTAATTCTCCATCGTGGGAAAATCATCATGCATTTCCTGAGGGAGAAAAAGATGCTGATTTAGTCGAGGCAAAATCCACAATGACTAAGGAGGTTTTTGATCAAGAATTTGCTGCGGAATTTACCGCCCTGTCAGGTCGTGTGTATTCCGATTTCTCGAGACGTACCCATGTCGGTAATCATCCTTATAATTCTATGTTGCCAGTATATTTGAGTTTAGACTTTGGCTATAGGATGCCCGCAGCCGTATTTTTTCAAACGGCAAATTTAGGAAATAAAGGCGAGGAGCATATATTTATTATTGATGAAATTTTACATGAGCAAAATATGACTATAACAGATTTATGTAAAGCAGTACAGGCTAAAAATTACAGAATTGCGCGCGTATATGGCGATCCAGCAGGCTATCAGATGCAATCATCGGTAGGTATGGGCGAGGCGGATATCTTTAGGCAGATTACAGGAATGCCAGTAATTAGTAGGCGCGATCGATATTCAAGAAATGTGCAATCAGGAATCAGTCATGTTAGAAATTATATGATGAGTGCTGATGGAACAATACGATTTCATATACATAATAAATGCAAAGGATTAGTTGAGGATATTGAGAGTTATCGTTATCCTGAGCATAAAGAGGGCAGTACTTTAAAAAACGAACCGCTAAAAGATGGCTATCACGATCATGGATGCGATGCCCTTAGGTATGGCATTTGTGGGCGGTTTCCAATTCGCAAACAACAATATAAAGTGAGTTCAAGATGACCGAGCAAGCAAGTTATTTAATCCAAGAATCTTTAAAAGAGCAAAAAATGCTATATGCGAGAAATCGCAGGGAGGGGATTTATAAATGCC